AAGCGGCCGTCGAACGGTTGCTCTTTTAGAAAGTCGTCAATGGCAGTAGGAACAGGCGCGGGGTCAGTGCCGTCCACCCTCTCGCCCGTGGAGGTCAGCACAAGCGGATCGTAATAAACCGTCACCGCCAGCCGCAGGGAGTCCGCTTCGGCGCTAGTCACCTGCACACGCACACCGGCGTCCTTCACGCGGCTCATGTATGCCTGCGCCCCGGCGAGCTGCGGCGCGGGGAGGGCCACAAGCTCACCGTTTGAGTCGCCCGCCACCTTGATGCGTAAAGCGCGGTCGGTCTCTCGGCCAGCCGCATACTTCACAACTCTGGAGGTGGCGATCTGCTCAGCCGTCAGGTTGGTATTGTCGTAGTAATCCTGCTCCGGCACAAGAGCCTGCCCGTGCTGGTAGGCCAGCGCCTTGCTCAGGTACCACGTCATCCGGTGGGGTGTTCTGGCGTCAATGATTTTTTCAACCTCCGTCGTGTGCCAATCAAAACGCTGCTCAACGATCCACACCGCATACGCCACCATATCGAAAAGCAGGCTCTCGATGCTTACCGGGCTAAACTGCTCCGCGAACGTGAACGCGGGCTGTAGGCCATACACGGCGGCAATCACCGGGTTCGCAATGAACGCGTCGGTGATCTGTGTCTTTATCTGTAGGAGTGTGCGTGCCATGTGTTATGTGTAGCTGGCGTCAATGGTGAGCGGCCGTGACGCGGAAAACTGAATGCTCGTTACTGCCTGCCCGTCCAGCTCCAGCTGCTGGCGGATCGTGCGGCGCCATGCCGGGAAGTCGTGGTCTAGAAGCGCGTCGCTGATGCCTACGCCAACGGCCGGCGCTGTGAGTACTTCACCGGGATAAAGGATCAGGATAAGCGCCTGATTCTGGTAGAGGGTGTTGCCAAGACGCAGCCCACCGGCAATCAGCCCGTCCGCGTCGAGCGTCGGGGCTATTTGCAGCTCTAGGCTGTCGTCTATGAGTATGCCTCTGTCTCGCATGGTTTAGATGATGGTTCCGGGTGCTGTGGTTGCTCCTGTTTGAGCCGAAGCGCTACCGGTTGTTGATACTGGAATGCCGGCCACCACGGTGCCGGTCTTTACGAAGTCTGATATTGCTGCGGCCAGCCGGTTGGCGAACTCGTCTTTTGAGTCGACGCTGCGGCTCTCCATGTCGGTGAGAATGCCTTTGATTGCTGCGGCAAGGCCGGGTGTGTTAAGTGCCATCTCGCGCTACTTTAAAAGCTGTTTAAAGTCCGTTTCAAACCGCTCCACCGCGAGCTGCGTGTCCGGTATCAGGTTGGTGCTAGGGCCTGCCGGCGTCATCACCTTAAAGCCTTTAAGCAGCGTGCTCAGCGACTGAAAAAGACCCTTTAGGCTGACACTGGAATTCTCCACCGAAATCTTCCCGTCCTTCGAATCAATCAGCACCTTCAACCCGGCCTGCTCGTAAGCGATAGTTTCCGGCTGATCCACGCGCAGTACTGCGAGGTCTTTGAGGTCGCCGGTGAGCGAGCCGAGCAGCACTATGCTACCGACAACGGGCGTAACCAGCAGGCTCTCGCCCTTGCCGTCAATCGCTGTCTTTAGCCGGACGTCCGTCAGCTCCAGCTCGCCTACCGTCACGGTGCAGCTTTCACCCTCCACCGACTTCACCTCCGCTGTGATCAGCGGGAGTGTGGGCGCGGCAACGGCGGCGCGCAATGCTTCGGCGAGCCTCTTGTACTTATCCATTGCCGCCCAGCTTTATGCCCAGCTGCACCTTGCGGGCGCCACCGTTGCTGTCAAAAGTTGTAGTGACGGCCGTGGTGTAGTACGAGCCGTCCTTGTATTCATAATCCTCATCCTTCACGCTGGCGGAATAGCCAGGCTCCACGAAGGGGATTAGCCAAGCAGTAATAGAGCCTTCGTAGCCGTCTGTCATCAGCACCCGGTACTTGTCCTCGGCTAGTGCTTTCATGCTCGCGTCGCTCATGCCGTGACCGTCGAAAGCCTGCTGATCACCGCCGGTGTTGCCGAAGCGCACTTCTTTCTTCTTTCCGTCTGCCCCGGTAGCGGTGATGATGATCTCAATCTTCTTGTCTTCCTTCCTGATATACTTCAGGTCGCTGCTTTCGATATTCTGCTGAAAGGAATAGGAGACATTGCCATGCTGCTCCACGTATGGCGGGTGGATGTGAAGGACACCGGCGCGCAGGTAGATATTGGCCTTCGTCTCCTCCTGCAGTTTCTTGAGAACGTCGAAAGCCGTGGCCTTGCTGATCACAAACTTGTCGTAGGTCACGCCTAGCGTGCAGGAGACGGTAAGACCGGCCCCAGCCTGCTGCACGAGGTACTCCGCGATGCTTTTCACAGACGCGGCCTTAAACTGCTTATCCGCTACCGCTTTGCGAAGAAGAAACAGTTCGTCCTCGCAGTTAATCGTCAGGCTGCCGCCATCGGTTGAGATGTTGAGCAGGTAGCCCTCGAATTCTGTAACGAGGTCGCCGTTGTAGCCAAGCCGCACCGACACCTTATCGCCGCGCTTCAACTGCTCCTCTACGCGGTAGGCTTTGCCATACGCGGCCCCCGGCAGCTTGATGCTGCATGTATCGGCAAGCAGGTCGACACTCTTATGCACCTCGACACTCTCAACGAGCGCGAGGGCATAATTGCCCACCATGATTTGCCAATCCAAGTCGAGGAACATTTTCGTTAGCGTGTTTTGATTAGTAAGTCCCAGTCATCGTCGGAGAATGCAGTGATGCGCCACGCCTGATTTTCCGGGCCTTTGGTAAAGGGCCAATCGTATTTGTCTACAGCAATGCGCATGATGCCGTAACGGTCGTTGAGCAATGGGCACAGCACCTGCACCGGTACCCTTGCCTCCAGAATATTGCGGAGCCTATCCACGTCCGTGGCGGGATAGCTCTGCTCATCGTGCCGCGTGAATAGGCCCTCGATCTGAATGGTGTAGTCGTCCGTGCTCCAGCGCTCCTTGATAGAGCCGCGCAGGCGCTTGCCGGCATCGGTGCGGGCCTTGGCCACGTAGCGCCGCACCATCTGGCTGCCACCGCTTAAAGAGATAAGAGGCTCGGTGGGTAGCAACCACCAGTCTTCATCATCTGCCAGGCGCAGCGACAGCGGCACCGTCATGGCCGTGCCGAACTGTGAGAAGCTCGCGGCGTCTTCCCCGGTGTCGGTCGATATTTCGTCGGCGTCGCCGTAGCTGTCCTCAACGCGCTTTACAACATCACCACTGCTGGTGTAGGGAAATGGCAAAGGCGGGAGCACGCGGCCCCCAACGGGGCTGCTCTCCACGCTACCGGCCAGTCTCCTTATGTTGAATACGTTTCCCATGTTGAATTAGTCGCGCGCCCCCAGCGCTGCGCCCATTTGGATAGCTCGTGTTGTTTCGTCGATGATCATGTCACGCAGTTTCTGCGTGCCCTCCTGGAGGTTGGAAGTAGAGATGGTGAAGGAGCCGATTTGATTGCCGATGTGGATGTTCACCGTGGTGTTGCGAGTGCCGCCTGTAGCAATCGCCTGGTTGGCTTGGCGCCCGGTCTTTGCCAGACCGGTGGCGTGGCCACCACCTGCGCCACTGCCGGCGCCGGTAGCTCCCGGAAGGCCGATGGCTTTAGAGATGCCATTGGTTCCATCCTGCAAAGTCTTGTCGTTTGTATGGATTGAGCCAGCCGCAGCTCTGAACTCGACCGCAGCTTTAGCATTGAGCGTAGCAACATTTGTTGCACCGTCCACCAGCTCCTTCTTGCGGCGCTCCGTGTCCGCCTCGATGCCGGCAATCATGGCGTCGTTGTCTCCGGTCTCGCCGAGACCCACATCATTGCGGAACTCGTACCATCCGGACTTCACGCGGTTGAGGCCGATCATGATCCCGTTGACCATGCCGTCCCACGCGAGCTGCGCCATTGCCGTGAAGCCCTGCCAGATGTAGGTAGCGCCCTTTACCGTGTGATCCCATGCCTTACCCCAGCCGTCTGTTTTGTAAATCGCGTAGGCGATAACGGCCACAAGAGCAATAACAGCCAGCGTGATCCACGTCACCGGGTTGGCCCACATGGTGGTATTAAACGCGGCCTGCACAACCTTCCAGCGCGTGGTAGCGCCGGTGGCTATGTCAGTAGTCGCGGCCGACAGTGCGGTCGTGATGGTGTTGATACCAATAACCTTGCTGAGCACGGTCACCAGCGGCCACAGATTAGTGATGTCCTTTGTCGCATCGCCTACAACGGAGGCATACCCGAGCCACCCGTTCGTACCGTTGAACAAGGAGATTTTAAGGTCATCCATCTGGGCCTTAAGACGCTTCGCTTTCTCGGCTGGGCTTTCCATCACAATGGCGGCCTGCTCATAGGCCGTATTCGTACCGGTCAGGGCGCCGGTCATGCGCTCCATTTCTGAAATGCCAGACACCAGCGCGAGCGCGGCGTTGCTGTTTTCCTTGCCGAACACCTTTGTCACAAGCGCGCTGTCACCCATGATAGGCTCCAGCTCGCGGAGGCGCCTGGCTAATGGAATGCTCTTGTCGCCAAGAGCTTCAATATCTACACCGGCCGCCCGGAGCGCTGCCTGTGTATCCTTCGGAAGAAAGCGGCCCTCGCTGAGCGTGGCCAGCGTGTTGCGTAATGCAACACCGCCCTCCGACCCCTTCTTACCCGCCTTGTCCAGCACCTGAATGGCGGCGTTGGTTTCCTCAAAGCTGACGTTGGCCGCTTTTGCCGCCATGCCCGCCTGCTCCAGTGCTGTCTTTACTTGCGGAAGCTCCGCCGAGCCTTCCTTAGCGCCGGCCGCCATGACGTTCATCATGCGCGCCATTTCATCGCTCGCCGCTATCGGGTCTTCGGTGCTGACCCCATACTGATTCATGGCGGTTGTGAGCAGCTCGGT